TGAAAATCCAGATAGAATAAAAATGTGGAAACACTATTGTAATGTTGAAGATAGTTTAATGGAAATAGGTGAAGGAGAACCTTGTAACTGGTGTGGAAAGGAGGAGAAAGATGGCAGCTATAGTTGATATAGAAACAAATGGTTTTAAGAATGAAGCTACTCAAATACATTGTATTGTAGCTAAGTGTCCTAAGACTAATACGATTAAACATTGGGTACAAGAAGAATGTAAAGACTTTAAAGATTGGAGTAAGAACATTGATACATTTATAATGCATAATGGTTTATCTTTTGATGCACCTTTATTAAATAAATTTACTGGTTCGTCTATTGAATCTAATCAGATAAGAGATACTCTAATAGAATCACAACTCTTTAATCCTATAAGAGAAGAAGGACATGGACTAAATGCATGGGGAAAGAAGTTAAGATTTGAAAAAGGAGATATGGATTCTTTTGATACGTATTCTCCTGATATGCTTACGTACTGCACACAGGATGTAAACTTAACTCATAAAGTAATGAATGAATTAGATAAAGAGAAAAGTAAATTTTCTAATGAATCTATAGAACTAGAAAAGAAAGTTAGAGTTATTATAGATAAGCAGGAAGAGAATGGATTTACTTTAGATTTAAGAAAAGCAACTACACTTAAAGCATCTTTAGAAGATGAAGCTAATAGTTTATCTAATGAAGCTACAGAAATATTTCCACCTACAGAAGTTCAACTTAAAACTAAAGTTAAATATATTCCTTTTAATATTGGTAGTAGAAAACAAATAGCTGAACGTCTAATAGAAAAAGGATGGAAACCTAAACTTAAAACTGATAAAGGTAATGTAATAGTAAATGAAGAAGTATTAAATAATATTGATATGAAAGAAGCTAAAATGTTTTCAAGATATTTACTACTACAAAAAAGAGTGTCACAAATTAAATCCTGGATAGAGTTATGTGGAGATGATAACAAAGTACATGGTAGAGTAATGACATTAAAAACTGTTACAGGACGTATGGCACACAATTCTCCGAACCTTGCTCAAGTACCTGCTACCTATTCTCCTTATGGTAAAGAATGTAGAGATTGTTGGACAGTATCTGACTCTTCTAAGTATACATTGGTAGGTACTGATGCGAGTGGTTTAGAATTAAGATGTCTAGCACATTATATGAATGATGCTAAATTTACTAATGAGTTGTTAACAGGTGACATACATACAGCTAATATGAAGATGGCAGGTTTAACTAATAGAGACCAAGCTAAAACATTTATATATGCTTTTTTATATGGAGCAGGTGCAGCTAAAATAGGTAAAGTTGTAGATGCAGGTGCTAAACAAGGACAAATATTAGTTAACAGATTCTTAACTAATATGCCTGCTCTTGCAGCATTACGTGATAATGTACAAGAAGCTTCTATAAAAGGAGTTATTAAAGGATTAGATGGTAGAGTCTTTCAAATACGTAGTCCTCATAGTGCTTTAAATACTTTACTACAAGGAGCAGGTGCTATTGTTTGTAAACAATGGTTAGTATGTATGATGGATATGATTACTGCTTCTGGTATTGATGCTCACTTAGTAGCATCTGTTCATGATGAATATCAATTTGAAGTTAATCATAAAGATGTACAAAAGTTTGGACAGATAAGTAAAGAATCTATTAAACAAACAGAACAAATATTAAAACTTAATTGTCCTTTAGATAGTGAGTGGAAGGCAGGATTAACATGGGCAGCAACACATTAAAACCAAAGATACAAGATAGAAAGAAATTTGATTTAGACTTAAAGTATGGTCTAGTTAAAGAGAAGATTGTAGCAGACATGTTACAAGATAAGAAGATAGAAGTGAAATCAGAAAGAGGTATGTGGTTAAAGACAGGTAACATAGCAATAGAATATGAAAGCTATGGTAAACCTAGTGGTATAGCAGCTACTGAATCAGACTATTGGTTTCATAATCTATGTATAGATGAAGACGTATATGCAACATTAGTTTTTAAAACTGATATGCTTAGACGTATTGTAGAACAAACAACTAATAAGAAAACAGTATCTGGTGGAGACCATAATGCAAGTAAAATGTATCTAATAAATATCCAGAATATTTTTTCTTCAGATATTATTAAAAAAAGTATTGACAATAATAATTAAATATATAATAATAAATTTATTAATAACAAAAGGTACATGATTATGTATCTTATAACAGTAAAAAGGAGTTAATTAAATATGACAGTTATAACAGGAAAAGCTTATTGGGCATCCATTACATCACCTAATACAACATTTGATGCAGATGGTGTGTGGACTCTTGATGTTTGTAACTTAGATAAAAAGAACATTGAAATGGTTAAAGCTGATGGACTTACTATTAAGAACAAAGGTGATGACCGAGGAGATTTTGTAACAGTAAAAAGAAAAGTGAAAAGAAAAGATGGTAATGAGAATGCTGCACCTATTGTAGTAGATGCTCAAAAGAGACCTCTTATCAATACACTAATAGGAAATGGTTCCTTAGTTAATGTACTATACTCTACATACGATTGGGAGTTTAAAGGTAGAAAAGGTACATCAGCTGATTTAAAATCAGTACAAGTAACAGACCTTGTACCTTATGATTCAGGACCACAAGAAGATTTTGATGTAGTTAAAGATGGATATACATCAAATGAAGATACTTCTGCAGCTTTTGCATAATTCCTAACTGAAGGGATAGGGAGTAGTTTTAGTTCATTTTACTACTCCCTTTTTTTACACATGAAAAACATTGATACATTAGTAGAAGATATTTATAGACTATTTGATTTAGCAAACAAACCAAACTTATCTAAGACAGAAGCAAATAAAATACTAGAACAATTAGGAAAAGAAATAAAAGAATGTCTTTTTGATTATCTATATAATGAACCTAGAGGAAAAAATAATTTAAGATTATCTGCTATAGGAAAACCAGACAGACAACTATGGTATGATATGAAGAACACTAATAAAGAAAAACAATTTACACCTGCTACTAGAATAAAGTTTTTATATGGACATATGTTAGAGTCTTTACTTATAGCTTTAACTAAACTAGCAGGACATACTGTTACGGAAGAACAGAAAGAAGTTAAAGTACAAGGTGTTGTAGGACATCAAGACTGTAGAATAGATGGAGTATTAGTTGATGTTAAGAGTGCATCAGCTTCTTCTTTTAAAAAATTTAGTCATGGTACATTAAGAGAAGAAGACCCTTTCGGTTACATAGCACAGATATCAGCTTATGCTGATGCTCATGGAGATAAAGAAGCTGCTTTCTTTGCTATTGATAAACAGAATGGTTCACTTGCTTTACTTAAACTACATGATATGGAGATGATAAATGCTAAAGATAGGATTAAACACCTTAAAAAAGTTGTGGTACAAACTAATAAACCTCAGAGGTGCTACCCTGATGTACCTGATGGTGTTAGTGGTAACTTTAAACTTTCGATTGGTTGCGTATACTGCTCTTATAAAAGAGAATGTTGGGCTGATGCTAATGAGGGTAAGGGACTACGTGGTTTTAAATATTCAAAAGGCATTAGACATCTTACACAAGTTAAAAAATTACCTAATGTCGAAGAAGTAAATGTTTCGTAGTAAGTCAGAAGAAAAGATATACAACTTACTTATAGATAAAAAGATAGCTCACGAATACGAAAAAGGTAAAATAGAATACGAATGGTTAGAACATAAAAGATATATTCCAGATTTTATATTAAAAGAAAATGGAATTATATTAGAAGTTAAAGGTAGATTCGTAAGAGAAGATAGAAAGAAACATTTGTTTATAAGAAAACAAAAACCAGAATTAGATATAAGATTTATATTTGATAATCCAAAAGCTAAATTATATAAAGGTGGTAAGATGACTAATGCAAGTTGGTGCATCAGACACAATTTTAAATATTGTTCTTTAAGAGAAGGAATACCTGAAGAGTGGATTAATGAAAGAAAAACAAGAAATACTATACACAGAATATTTGCAGAAATCATTTAGTGATTGTCCTACTGAAAGACTTTTATTCTTATCAGTAATACTTCAAGCATTACTAGATGCAACAAAACCTGAAGCATCTAATGAAACTGAAATAAGTATTGTAGCTAGAGACCAAGCTAAAGGATGGTTTTTTTCTACTGTAGGTGTTACTTGTTCTAACTTTGAATACATATGTGATAGTGCTAACTTAGATTCTAAATATGTTAGAGGATTTGCATATAAAGTTTTACAATCAAAAGAAGTTAAGTATGTAAGAAAAAGAATTAATAAGTTGTTATCTAAATGAGTTGACTATGAATGTACTAATGTTATACTTCAATTCAAGTTATGATGTTAATATATTTTTTTTACTAGTAGGAATATGTATAGGGTTACTAATTGTTTTAGTAGCCTATTTTTTATCAAAATTATAAAAGGAAAATAAAATGGGACAAATGGATGATGCAATAAGAGAAACAGTTAAAGATAAAAAAGATTTTAATAAAACAAATTTAAAAGAAGTTGCTATAAGAGGTAAACAAGTAGGAGGAAATCATTATAAAAATTTAAAGATTCAACCTGTAGATTATATTGTAGCAAACAATTTAACTTTTTTAGAAGGAAATAGTATTAAATATATAACAAGAGCTAGGCATAAAAATAAAGGTAGAAATGTAATTGAAGATTATGAAAAAGGAATTCACTGTCTACAGTTAGCAATAGAAAAATATAAGGAGCAGTTTAATAATGAGTAATTATTTACCTACAGACTATCAAACATTTATACATGCATCTAGATATGCACGTTGGTTACCTGATGAAGGTAGAAGAGAAAGCTGGATTGAAACAGTATCTAGGTTTAGTAATTTTATGCAAGGACATTTAGATAAAAACTTAGGTGTAGTATTACCTCCTGAAGTATGGAGAAGAATAGAAGATAGTATTATAGGACTACAAGTTATGCCTTCAATGAGAGCATTAATGACAGCAGGTCCAGCACTAGAAAGAGAAAACATATCAGGATATAATTGTTCTTATGTACCTATAGATAGTCCTCGTTCTTTTGATGAGATACTTTATATACTTATGAATGGTACAGGTGTAGGTTTTTCTGTTGAAAGAGAAGGAGTTTCTAAACTACCTACTATACCTGATAGAGAGTTTGAACATACAGAAGATGTAATATCTATAGCTGATTCTAAAGAAGGATGGGCTAGAGCATTTAGAGATTTAATATCTTTTCTTTATACTAATAGAGT